ACCAACTTAAAGGTGGAGTTGCTAAAAGGCTTAAGTCTGTTGCTGCTCCGCTTCCATCCCAAACATCCCCAATAGGAATAACACTATCGAAAATAGATGCCTCGTCAATGCTGCCCTCAAACATTCTTTGTGTACTATTGGAAACGCCCCCTATTGTAGGTATTACCGTACTGGATGCTCTTAGCCCTCCATTCGCAGATGTTGATTGCGCTATTTGTACACCGTCTACAAATAATTTTAATCCATTGGTAGTTGTGTCTCCTGTATAGGTAAACATTAAATGATGCCATTGGTTGTCATTAGGGGTGGGTGTAGCTGAATTAACTGGAGTATAAACACCGCTTGAATCATATATAAAAGCTGAAAAGCCATTTAAGTTTGTGCCACCTCTCCAAAATAAAGCCCAATTCCTATTGGGGTTGTATCTTGTTTCTTCTCCAAAAATTACTTGAATAAACGGCGATGCGCCACCTATATTGGTAGTAGGTATCTTTACCCAAGCACTAACAGATATTGCTCCCGTTATACCTAAAGATTGTGTGCCTATCTCAACTTTGTCATCCACACCATCAAAATCTAGCGAATATGTATTGGCGAACGGTGCGCCACCTCCTCCTGAGCCTACTACTAGACCGCTGTTATATCTATAACCATAACCGTACATACGACTATTTTAAAATAGCTACAACGCTACCGCTAGTTAAAGTTATTGCACTAAAGTAATCGCCTCTTTGCGGGGTTATTAGTACTCCTGCCTTTACTCCTGTAGCAGGGGTTGTGATGTAAGAAGCTAGTACATCTGTAGCTGTGTCTCCGTTTACTTCTATTCTAGCAATTACAGTATCTTCTGATACGTAATAAGAGTCTGCGTTTAATACTTTCTCTGCTGTGTCGTTAATAATTACTACACCATTTATGGCGATTAGTTCTCCTGAGTTTGTCATTTTTATTTATTTATTAATTTTGTGGTATTTGGCATTCATCGTATTGTAAAGGTTGTTTAAGTTGCATGGACATTGTCCACCCTGTTAATGTGTCATCGAAGCGTTCTGTAAAACTGCTTATACTTCCAGTCTTTTCAATCTTTACAAACTTCCAATTATCTGTATACAGCTTTTCAAAGTATGCAATAGTATCTAAAAGAATTAATAGTGTATCGCTCTTTACCTCTGTTTCTACCGTTCCTTCATTTGCTTTGTCCATTACTAAGATATTAAAACCGTTAGTTATAAAGCCTTCTCCAATACTTGCAGGGCTATCCTGGACAAACAACATTGGATAATTTAATTCTGCTAAAGTCTCCTTTTGGACAATTTCCCAGAGGTCTCCTGTCTTAAATTGGTTTATCTGTCTGTGAGCTGTTGCAAAGTCCTCGAACTGTTTTATTATCTGATTGTAGGTTATTTTCATTTCTAAACTTTCTTAGCTTCTTATCAACTATACTAAACTTTTTTACTTTATTCTTTGCCATATCTTAATCACAACAGTCTCTTAAATAGTCAAAGCCTCCTCTGCTTTTTTCATTACCTAAAAATAAGCCACCAGTAAAAGCTGAGTTACTAGGAAAGATGTCATCTGTGTCTGAGTTACTTGTATACAACGGGAACAATGTGTGGTTAGCTATAAGGTATCTAACTATGTCCTCGCCAAACATCTCCGCTTTATCTCTCCATCTGTTTAACAAGTGGTTCAAGTCATCGAAAGAAGTAGCTTGGCTATTCTCAGATGTCTGCTGTACTACTCCTTTGTTTCTGTACTTGTATGCTAGTATCGGTGTCATCTCAAACACTAAGTATTTAAGTAAACAAGGTGCGATATATGTATTAACTAATATTAAGTCGTTTCCTGCTAGAGTTCCTGCTGCTGCCTTAGCTATAATATCATTAAATAAGTCAGTACCTAAGAGAGGTAGAATATACTCTCTTTGAGCAGTCCACAAAGCGTCTACCATGAGCCTTTCATCGACATTATCGTCAAGAATACTATTTGATTTCACGTATTCCATATCTATGAGTAGTGTTCTAGCCATTGTTTTTTTCTTTTACTTCCCTTCTTATATTCTTTGCTCTTGCTGTGTGTGGTCGCATGATAATAAATTCTATATCCTCTTTTAATTCCTCAGCTACTTTAACCGCCAAGTCTTTTTTAAATTTTAACCGTTGGTAACTACTAAGCATCTTTCTTAACTTTTACAGTTCTTGCGCTCCATACATGCCTACAGTAGTTGGTTCTAGTTTTGGTTACTGGGTTATTATACCAACCTCCACGATGAGCAAATACATTAGAACCTTGTTTATTATTCATTGCTAAAATATCTTTAAGCTCATAACTTCTATTCTCTTTCATTAACTTTCTACAAAAGTCTCTACTTCTGCCACCTCTTAAAGATGGTGCGTCGTGTCTTAACTTGTATTTGTAAACTGTAATTAACTCAGATGTTTCGCGCTCCCCTTCGTCTGTTACTTTTATCTTTGTTTTCGTCAAGTCTAGTAAACCGTTTTTAACTAGTCTATCTATCCTTTCCTGTACTTCGCTAGGTGTTTCTCCTACTTGCTGCCCTATCTCCTCTACTGTTGCTTTAGGAGTAGCCTTAACGATGTCTATTATTTGGCTGTCTATACTTCCTATGTCTGCAAAGTCGAAAGGGTTATAGTCTAATTCCTTTTCACTAATTACTTCTAACTCATCTTCTGCATACCCAAACTCTGACAAATCAAATTTAAACTCCTCATCTTCGCTAAATACTTGCTCTGTTTTCTTTTCTAAAGGCTTTTCTAGTGGCTTATATCCTGCGAGTTCTCTTATTTCGTCTGTAGTTAAAACAGAAACTATAGTACTCTCTGATAACTGTACTTTAATAGGTGCAATTTTTTCAATCTTTAAACCGCTAGGCATTCCCAACAATACAACAAAGTCATTAAATAACTTTTCGTACATTATTTGGTTAGGCTCAATGTAGCTACTATTCATTGCCTCTATTGCTACTCTAAGCTCGTCTGCGTTATTGCTAAACCCTGTGTCTATAGTTTTAATGAATACAGAAGCATCTACTCCATGTGCTGTAAAGATTTCGTCTTGTATCTGTTGGTTTAAGTTAATAAACTTGTCATCTTGCCCATTTGGATTAGTGCTTATTATCTCTACTCCTTTATCCTTTCCATCATCGAATATTATAACTGGCTCGCCTGCATTATTAGAGCCATGATGTTTATTCTTAATTTGCTTTTTAATGTAGGCTTGAGCCTCTTGAGTAGGTTGCCCATTGTGAAAGTTCCAGATAGTCCCTCCACTATATCCATGCTTTGTGTTGTTTAACACATAGTTAGCCACCTCGTAATCTGCTGCGATATACGGTACTCCTGCCACGTAATTTGGAAGCGGATACTCTTTGAGATTAGGTCTATAGCTCTTATAGTAGCAAATGTATCTTTCGCCTCTAACAGCAGAGCCATCAAATGGAAAAGATGTTAATGTTTCAAAATCCTCGTTACTTGTAGGCTTTCTACTTGCCCAGTCACTAGTGTAAAAATAAGTATCCTCCTCAACTCCGACTCTAATATCTCCAAAATCAATATGGTTAATTATAAGACCTTTGCCATCTTTAGTTACAATTACTTCTAAAGCATAACCGCCAAATAGCTCGTTATCTTTTACTATCTTTTTAGTAAGTTCAAAAAGTGAATCATTACCAGGATGGTTTATAAAGTTTTCTAGCTTTACTTTGTCCTCAAGTGTTCTAACTGTTTGGTCTACTTTCCAACCTCTACCGCTTATGTAGTTTGTCTTTCCGTTAACAATACTATTGTGCTTTCCCGAGGTATTGTATAACTCAACTAAGTAATTAGGGTATAAGTTTTTCCAAGGCGATTCTGTACCGTATACGATATAGTCTTTACCTCGTTCCTCTTTAAATACAGGAGGCTTGTTAGCTTCAAAATTAAAGATTAAAATATTTTCTTTGTTCATCATGTTACCTGATGTGTTTTATATGTTTGGTCGATAGAGTGCTGATTATAGGTAGTACTTGCTCTCTCTAAGTCCATTAGTCCAGACTCTACTAAGCCAGTTGCTAAGGTCGGGTCTAAGTTAGTTGCTGAGGTTTGCTCATAAACAAAATATTCATATTGACCGCCTGCTCCTAAAATAAGCTCTCCTGCTAATGGTAAGTCTGTTCCCTCTGTAAATACAAACTCATTGTACCTATCTTTATATAAGCTAGTGTCTGCCATTATACAATAGTAGCTAACTTTCTCGGTTACATTTCTAAATTGAAATAAATAAACGGGAGTAGAAAGGGTAGTCTTTTCCTTTAGTGTTAAAGTCAGATTGCTTGTAGTATTTTCGTTTATTAAAATAGGCATTACTCAGAATCTTTTTGCTCTTTCTTTTCCTTCTTTTTTTTCTCCACTTTAAAAACATCCAAGCCTAACTTTTTGTATTTAGCAAACTCATTTTTATCATTTACTATGGTAACGTGTCCGACTACTTTATGATAGACAGAACCGCCTCTTTTGTATTCATCTTTTAACTCCATATTATCTATTGTAAAAAAAATTAATAGTTGTATAAAATAAATGCCTTTAATAAAAATATTTTAATAAACCTAATTTTTAACTAATTATTTTTCGCTCTACAGCCCAATGAAAATACCGTTTTAACGAACTATTTTTTTTAATACTAGCATACTAGCGAAAGGCGAAAGTGTCTTAAAACGCTTTAAAATGGCTTATAGCTATTATTGACAAAACCTAATTTTTTTGTAAGTATTTTATTTTTAAGCATAAAAAAAGGGTAACAAATTAATGCTACCCTCTCCTTAATTAGTTGTTTAAAACTATGCGATAGTTAACCCTGCGATAACTGTAGAGTCTACTTCTAGCATTCTTTTAGCCTCCTTAGATGTGATGCTATACGTGTAGCCATTGTGGTCTCCAAATGCTGCTCCAGTTACTGCTGTTCCTGTCAATTTATCTGCTGCATAGTAAGCTCCTACAGTCCAGTATTTTTCGTTCATGTCTTTTACAATTACGAATAACTGAGCTTGGTCTAAAAGCGTTAACTCCTCATTCTCTGATGCTGTTAAATT